GTGGTCGTGGTCGTGGTCGGGGTCGTGGTCGAGGTCGGGGTCGGGGTCGAGGTCGTGGTCGTGGTCGTGGTCGAGGTCGGGGTCGGGGTCGAGGTCGTGGTCGTGGTCGAGGTCGGGGTCGGGGTTGTATTAAATTTTACCTGCCTTATGACATACAAACAACTAATTAAATCTAAATATTTCGGTAGAAGGTTCTATAAGAAAGTTGGTAATTTATTTTACTTCTTATGACTGCAAATACACCTGCCTCTAAGAAACAAAAAGGCACAAGACTTGAAAAGGAAGTCGCAAAAAGAATAAACGAGGTATTAAGAGAATACGGAGTACAAGCAAAACGTATGCCCATGAGTGGTGCAATAGAAGGATTTAAGTCAGACATATTCATCAATCTCCCGGTATCCATTGAGTGTAAGAATAGTGAGAAATGGAATGTACCTGAATATTGGGATCAAGCATCCTCACAAGCCGGACTTGGAAAAATGCCAATACTTGTTATGAGTAGAAACTACTGCAACGAACCATTAGCAGTTATTAGGTTTGAGGACTTACTAACCTTTATGGCTTACGCATTGGAGAGTGGGTGGGTTTCGTACATAAGGAAAGGAAGGACAACTATAAGATGACTACAGTTGGATTGTTAGATTATATAGATAGGTTTTACAAGGATTGTAGAGGTATAGTCTCAAAGAAGAATAGAGATTATGCAACCGAACAAGATGCTTTTAAGAACTTTAGATTCTCCACATATGTAGGAGTTCCAATAGACAGGGCAATACTTGTGAGATTGACAGATAAACTATCAAGAATATCAAACCTCTTAGACAAAGAACCTGATGTAGTAGATGAAAGAATTGAGGATACGATAAAGGATGCAGTTAATTATTTAGCCATATTATCGGCTTACCTAAAGGAGAAAAAATGAAAGCTGTATTTATTATTGCCGGAATAACACTACTCGCTTATTACGCTGTCTTGTTTATTTACTCACTAATGAGTTTTATCTACGACTTGTTCACTAAAGATGAAAGTGAAAGATATGATGAGTGGGTTAGAGAGCAAGAACAAGAAGAAAGGGACAACACGGTTAATAAGTTAAAAGAGGATATCAAAGATGCCAACAATTCATAAATACAAATGCAAAGAGTGTGGTAAGAAGTTTGAGAGTACCTACAAAGGTAGAATGTTCTGCTCAACAGTATGTTCCACTAAGTATAACAGGAGGGTAAACAGAACAGATGCTTGGAGCTATAAGTATTTGAAATATTAAGTTTAGGTTATTACAAGTTAGGTATGAAGGAAATACCTATCTTAAACAATGAATACAAAGTAATAGTCTGTTGGGGTAGTAAGAAGTCAATTAAGGAAGTATTAACTAAGAACGGACATAAGTTTACTGATAAGGATTTGGATTGGGATACTTGCAGAGGTAGGTTCTTTAGCACACCTTTCAGGCACAGTGTTATAGCCCTACCAAGAAAGCCAAAGACAGCAGAGGAGATAGGTACACTTACACACGAGGCGTGTCATGCAGTATTAGATATATTTGAGTGGATAGAGGAAGAACATTACGATGAGGTATTTGCACACTCAGTAGGTGCAATAGTTAGAGAAAGTTTGAAAGGATAATTATGAAAGATATAAAGAAAGAGTTTGAAGAAAATAGATACTTTGAAGCACCTAATACTCCTATAGAACAAGTACTCGCTATCACAAAAGATGGTGCGAGATATGTTCTCAAGGAAGTCAATATAAACACTCTCTTTGAATCCAAACTTAATAGTGTTAGGGAAGATGATATAAGAAACTTTGTTGAGTTTGTAGCAAGTTTTAAAGGGAGTATTGATGCAGGTGACTTAGTTGATGAATACCTCAAGAGTAAGTCTGGGGAGGAGAATAAATGAATAAACAGATAGAGGAAAAAGTAAAGAAAATAATAGATGAATATAGTTACTTTTTAGGTGATGGTGATGAGTACAACTTTAATATGCCTAAAGTAATTGAAGAACTCTCCACCCTCATACAAAAGGAAAGAGAAGAAATATACAAAGAAGTAGCAAAAGATATAAAAACATTGAACAAGTGCCACGAAGAAACTATGGAAATAATGGAAAGTGTTTGGAAAGAAGAAGCTGTGAGAGGGTTTAGAAACTTTTGTGAGGAAGAAAAATATTGGGATAAAGATGGTGGGATATGGTTGGCAACAGCTTATAAAGACTACCTATCACAAACTAAAGGGGGTAAGAAATGAGAATACAATTCATAGCAGATAAAGTAAAAATAGCAGGACCAAAGATAGATGGTAGTTATACTATTTCATTTGAAGTAGGAGAGTATGCTTACGATCAAATTATGCACTTACCAAAATTCAATGGTGAGGCAATGTATGTGGAGGTAAAAGATGACAGTATCAAAAGCAATGATGAAACAAGCAAGTAAGACTCTCAAAGATGCCGGATACACATGGGAGAAGGTAGCCTATATCTTAGGAATATCAAGAGCAACAGCAATTAGATATGCTTCTGATATTTCAAACGAGCAAATGGCTGAGTTTGATTCATTCCTGAAACGATTCATAACATTAAGAGAAGGCTCTATAGCAGATAAAACACTTGAACTCATAGAACAAAAAATGGATAGAGCTAAGTTTGGTGAACTTGTTAATCTTTACAGAACCATAAGAACAGACGATAGACCACAATCACAAATAAACATAGCCGGTGGTGAGATGAGTATTGAATTTGTAAAAGAATAATGTCCAAGATAAAACTAATTGATTGGCAACACGAGGTTGCAACAGACACTCATAGATTCAAAATAATTGTAGCAGGTAGACGTGCGGGTAAGTCAGTCCTATCCCGACTAACAATATTAAAATGGGCTGTTGAGAATGTAGGTAGGTATTGGATTGTATCCCCAACATACAAGATGAGTAAGATGATACATTGGAAAGAACTCATTAAGGAAGTACCTAAAGAATGGATACAAAAGAAAAACGAGGTTGAGCTTTCAATAACACTAAAGAATGGCTCAACCATTGAGTTAAAAGGTGCAGAGAATCCGGATAACCTAAGAGGAGTTAAACTAAGAGGCTTAATCATTGATGAAATAGCATCAATAAGAAATTGGGAATGGTTATGGTCAGAAGTATTAAGACCAACACTAACTGACTATGTTGCACCTGCAATGTTTATATCTACACCCAAAGGTTTCAATCACTTTTACGAGTTATATCAAATTGGATTACAGGAAGGGGATTATAAATCTTGGAGATTTAACTCCTACGATAATCCGCATATCTCTAAGGAGGAATTAGACAATGCAAAAAAAGAACTTACAGAAGATACATTTGCCCAAGAGTATCTTGCAGACTTTAGGAAATATACAGGCTTGGTGTATAAAGATTTTGAAAGGGAAACCCACGTCATCGAACCCTTTGATGTTCCTGATGACTGGGATATCTACAGAGGAATTGATTTTGGTAGCACAAACCCAACCGCCTGTGTCTGGGTTGCATCCGACACCGATGATAACATATACGTTATATCCGAGCATTATGCCACAGGTCAAACCATTGATTATCACGCTGGTGTTATTAACTCTAATCCTTACTCTAGTAGGGTTGTTGCATCGTATGGTGACCCGTCAGGCGCACAATGGATAAGTGAGTTTGCAACAAGAGGGATATACATTACACCCGCAAACAAAGAAACAGGTACATCTAATGATAATTGGGTACGATATGGTATTGAACTGGTTGCTGAAAGACTTAAAGTTGTTCCCGGACACTTTGTTAATGCTATAAGCAATGGTGGTACACTAACAAGCCAACCCAAACTATTCATATTCTCAAATTGTGTAAATACAATAAAGGAAATAGAAACTTATAGGTGGAAAGAAAGAAGTGTAACCCAAGCACAAGACCTAAACCAACCCGACCAACCTGAAAAGGCTAATGACCATGCTATGGATGCACTAAGATATGTTATTGTTTCGTACATTAAGCCCGAGCCTACACCATATAACCTAAACGACTTTAGCAAGTGGAGTGTTTGATATTTCATTGCTGTTTTTTTAGTTATCAAGTATGGCTAAGAAAAAGAAAGATGAATTGGTAACTGAACTAATTGAACACTACACTACATCCTCAAACGATAATGATATCAGACGAACTAGAACTAATGGTTGGAATGATACATTAAACGCATACTTTGGAGTATTGCCTGACAAATGGCCCTACTTATCAAGAGTATTTGACCCTTTAATTAGATCAGCAATACTACGAAAGACATCACGTCTTATCAACTCTAAACTTAGAGGTACACTTGTACCAAGAGAGGGTGGGGATGTAGTCAAAGCCAAAATCAATAACGCTGTATTAGACTATCAATGGGATATGGCTGACGAGGGTGGCTCAATGATTGAAAAGGTAGCCCTATCAGATATCCAAACAAGAATATTCGGTGCATCCTTTGGACTTGTATATTGGTCAATAAAAGAAGTAGGAGATGAGATAACCTACGAGGGTAACGAACTTAAAATACTAGATAACAGGGATGTATTTGTAGATTTCACAGCCAATCATGTTAAAAATGCTAATTGGGTACAGGTTAGAGAGTTTCTATCCCTACAAGATTTAGAGAAAAGAAATGAGAACTCACCTGAACCTATCTACACCAACCTTAATGAACTAAAAGACTTAATGTCATCGGATAAAAAGACTGCTACATCCGATAGGAGAGATGTACTATATGACTCAATAACCAAAGAGATAAGAGGTTTAGAGGATAGAGTCGGTACTGACAGGTCATTCCCAACCATTGAGGTAGTTACAGAGTATAGAAAAGATAGATGGATTACCTTTGTTCCTAGATTCAAACTAATAATTAGAGATATAGATAATCCTTATGACCACAAAAGAATACCAATAGCACAACTAAGATACTATCCGGTAGGTGATGATGTGTATGGTGAGTCAGAAGTTGAGTCTGTACTTCCACTACAAAGAGCAGCAAACGCCATGTTAGGTGGATTTATAGATGAAATGAATCTAACCATGCGACCACCTATAAAGGTTGCTAACAACTCATCTGTAAGAATAGATACACTCGTATATGGACCTAACGCAGTGTGGCTAACAGGGGATTCAGTTAATAACGTACAAGAACACCAATCAGGTAATGGTCCTATAAATAACTTCCAAACAGTATATCCTGCACTAAAGGCTGCTTTCAATGAAGCAATAGGTGAAACCACTCAAGGAATGTCTGATATAGACCCAATGGGTGGGGATAAGACTGCAACAGAGGTTAAATCATTTGAAAAACAGAAACAATCAAGAGACCAATACAATCAAATATACTTAGAGCAATACTTAAAAGATATAATGATGCTTTGGCTTGAGAATAATCAACAGTTTATGTTTGATGACCCCACAAAGCACGTTCAAGTCCTAAGAGTAGTTGGTAAAGATATCCTAAATGATATGAAGAAACTCGGACTTGATTCAATGGATGTACCACCGGAGGCAATGAGAGAGATGAGAGAGTTAATATCACAAGACGCATCCTTAATGACAAACTCATCAATAAAAGCAATGTCTGAATCACTACAAGTACCTAACTATCCTGTGATTATGAATCCAAATGAGAAGAATCCCGAGAACTTTGATGTTAGACCTAAACTTGAAATGGATGAAACAGGTCAATTAGCCTCACTTTTGATTACACCTGATGACTTAGATGGAAGGTATGATTACATCCCTGATGTAAAATCAATGGCTGTAGGGTCATACCAAGAGCAAATACAGGGTAGAAGTAAGGCATTAGAGTTAATAATGGGTGGTGCAACACAGCAGATGTTAGCCCAAGAAGGATTCAAGATTAAAGTCAAAGACCTACTCGTTGATGTGTTTGAAGATATGGGTATTGGAGATGGGGAAAAGTTGTTTGAACAACTACCACAACAACCAATGGGTATGCCACAACAGGGAATGCCTATGGAACAAGGTATGATGCCCCAAGGACAATCTCAACAACCCTTGATATAATTTTATTGCTTTTATATTAGTTAGGTATGAAAGCAAACATAAACAAACTCACTAAAGAAGAAGCAGAATTACTTGCACAAGCACAGCAGGTATCTGCAACAGTAAGCACTCCCGGATGGAAAGATATATTATTACCTTATCTTTTATCTATGGTTGAGTGGCCCAACCCTAAATCCCACGCAAATATTGAAGATATGATACTTCCTTATACCCAAGCATACGGAGAAGCAGAGGCAATAAGGAAACTTAATCAGTTTATAGATAACAATTTAGATATGATGGATTCTCTGACCAAGAAAGCGGAGGGCAACGATGTCTTATCAAGCTACAAAATCTAAAGACGACTTTGAAGAAGATATCTATGAATCAGACAATCTTGTATTAGATGACAAGAGGTGTAGTCATTTCTTTTATAGAGTTGCCGCTAACAGAGTTGAGTGCAAGAAATGTGGTATTGGATTTATGGATGCTGGGGATTTCCCCATTCAAGAACTAAACGATTTTTACTCCGATAAGAAGAACCAAGATTACTTCAAATCCATTTGATTTTATCATTTGATTTTTTTAGTTGTGAGTTATTATGTCATTCGGATTATATGGACAAGGAAATTGGTTAGGTTTACCAGAATTAGGAATCACCGAGAGTCTGTTTGGTGGTAATAAGGGTTCTATATTCGATGCCGGTATGAGAACTACCGACTATAACTATAGTCAAGAGAGTCAAGACCCATCTAGCCCTCATTATATTCAGCCCTCATCTGCTACTCCTACAAGTGTTGATACTTCAATAGGTACACCAACATCGGATTTAGTTAACCCCGGTACTGCTGTAGATTCTACAATTAAAACATCAGATGATATTAGTGAGCAAGATTTATTAGCCCAAGAGTATGGTTTTGATAGTTATGAAGATTACCTAAACCACGTAAAAGAAGTAGAAAATGTATATGATGAATCATACGACTATCTTAACAAATTAGAGAATACCATAAGAGGTGGGGAACAGGATTACTACAATATCTACACCACACCTTATACCTCACAGATACCTACAGTACAATCAAACGCACAATCAGGTATTTCAAACTTAAATAATCAGATTGGTACAGCACAATATCAACAGCAAGATGCCTATGGATCAGCACGAAACCTATTCAATGAACTAACAGCAAGAAATAGACAAGCATTCGGTGGTGTTTCATCAGTAGGTCAGGCGGCAAGTGAGATAGGTGCTAGAGAATTTCAAAAACAGTTAGGAACAATTACAAATACAGCCAATCAGGTTATTCAAGGTATTACTACAAAGATAAATGACGTTACAAGAGAAGCAGATTCTATGGTTCAACAGTTAAATCAACAGGCAGAGGCCGCACTATCCCAAGCCAAGTTAGCGTTTCAAGACAAACTAAACGAGATTGAAGGTATGAGAAACGAACTTAATCAACAGAAAGCCCAACTAAAGTTAGAGGCTATGTATGAGTTTAGAGAAAGAGTCCAATACTTGAAAGATGTTCAGACACAAAGAACATACGAATTAGAGAATCAGAAACAGGCGGCAATAACAAGCCTTCAACAGCAAGCAACCGAGTGGACAAACTATCTAGGTACACAGAATCAGTATGCCGAGCAAGAGGTAGGACAACAAGCAAGTATTCAAGGTCAGGGTCAGGAGAACATGGCTAACGCAAATGCCCTAGGACCATCTAATGTAAACTCACAATCTATCCTTAATGGTATGTATTCATACACACCTAACAAGAAAGAAAAAGAGACTAACATATTTGCTTAATTGATATTTACTCCCCATTTTTTTAGTTGTATCTTATGAAAGATAAGATATCAGCGTATATTCAATCCAAGATTAAGAAGGTTAAGAATGCACTTAATCCCACACACTATGGTGGGTTTGTTAATCAAAATATAGTAGCTCCCGCAGCCCAAGTTCAAAAGAACATCCAAGACTTCACTTCCGGTAAAAGAAATCTAGTTAGTGAGGTAGATGTATTATCCAAAGAAGCAGATAGAATAAAATCAAAACCTCTGAGAGCAGTAACTAATCTTGGATTAGGTCAGTTAAGAACAGGTGCTACACTTTGGCAAGGTGGTAGGGAAAGTGCAATCGGTGGAGCGAAGATTGGCGAGGGATTATCGTATGTTCCACAGGCTCTAAAAGGTGGGTTAGACACATCAGAGAGAAAGTACGCTTTAGGACAGATAGGTAAGGGTTCTCTACAAGCTGGTACGGGATTGCTACAAGGTTTATACGCTAATTTTAGGATGTCCCCGTTCGGTCAGGGAACAACTCTTGCTGAAAATACAGCATTTGAGTCTTTGAATAAACTAAGAACAGGGAAAAACCCACTAGATATAGACTTTAGTGGTAGCGCAAAGGATATGTTTATATCTGATGCAATTGGTATAAGAGAATCTCATCCAACCCTTTCGCTTGCATTGGACACAGTTACAAATTTAGCCTTAGGTAGATTTGAGGACAAATTAGTAAAAGGATTTAGCAAAACTAAGTTTAACAGTCCAGAAGAAGCCTTAAGAGCTGTTAGAGCTGAGGTAAAGAGTATATTTGGTAATGACTTCAGAACAAAAAAGGGAAGCTATACTACCAAGGATAAGTTTATAAAAGGTACTAGAGCTTATTTCAAAAATAACAAAGATAACAATGCAATATTCGGTATGATGGCTGGGATAGAACCCTATCAAGATGAAGATGGTAAATGGAGAGTTAAATTTGATGCAAATAAATCAATGTTAGGGTTTGCCCTAGCCGGTGGTGTAAAAGCTATTCAAGATAATGCTAGTCAAAAAGCAGGGAAATTGGGTAAAGGACAAAAACCCCAACCAATAAGCCCAGAAGTACCAAAAATCCAACCCAACTTAGAAACTGCTTTAAAGCCTGTAGAGACCCCTTCATTACCTAAGATTATACCACAAGACTTAAAGGTTAGGGGACAAGAAAAGTTAAAAGATTTAATGACCTACAATGATAGGTTGGTAAAGGAAGCAGGATTAACACCAGAACAGGCTAATAAACTAAGTGTAAAACAGGGAATGGATATACTTAATCAGAAAAATGGCTCTGTAGGAAAAACGATACCCCAAGAACAAGTAGTATTAAAAACAAAACCCCAAGCTGTCTTAACTTCTCGTCAGAATCAGAACGCAAAAATCTCTTTACCAAAACAAACAGAAGAATACCTAGGAAAAACGCCACAGCAAGTCCTATCACAGTCCAATAAATATACATCGGAATCGCCAAAGGGTAATCTGACCCCAATAGGAAAAACAATACAAGAAATACAGGCGATAACCAATAAATTATCGAAAGAATCTTCTTCATATGATGGGATTATACCACAAAAAAGCCCAGAATTCTCGGAGTTTGAGGCATCTCTAAGGACAAACAGAATGTCTCCTAAAATGAAAGCTAACGCACTTGATGTACTTAGAACACCTGAAAAGGTATTAAATAAGATGGGACTTGAAAAGGAAGCTAAACTGATAAGGAAGGGTTGGGATAAGTATAAATCCGATAAGAACATAGAGTTAAACAAGATAAACGAATGGTATAAACAAGCACCTGATAAGGAAAGTTCCCAAGCTATATTCAAATACCTAGATGGTCAGAAGGTTAATCTATCTGACACACAGCTAAAAATAGCAAACGAGATAAAGACATACCTAAAAGATTGGGCTGATAAACTAGAACTACCTGAAGATAAGAGAATATCAAGCTACATAACACATATTTGGGAAAAAGGCGTAGAGGGAACTGATATAGACCCTGAATTTGCAAAGTTAATAGCAGAGAAAGTACCCGGTTCTGTCTATGATCCTTTTGTAACTCAAAGGTTAGGTAAACAGGGGTATAAAGAGGATGTTTGGGCGGCACTTGATGCGTATGTAAAGAGGGCAACAAGAAAAGTTAATATGGATCCGGCTCTCGAAAAGTTGAAATATGCGTCAGAGTCGTTGGATTTGGAGTCATATAAATATGTAAAAAAGTACGCAGACGCCTTAAATATGAGACCAACAGAACTAGAATCTCTTTTTGATAACGCTATAAAGTCTGTCGCTGGTTATAGATTTACTGCAAGACCGACAGCGTATCTATCAAGCAAGTGGAGAAAGCAAATTTATAGAGGTGCTTTAGGACTAAACATTGGTAGTGCTACAAGGAACTTAACACAGGGGGTAAATACATACGCTAAGCTAGGGGAAAAATACACTATTCTTGGATATGTTGATATTGCAAAAAGATTAGGTACTAAAGACGGATTAGAAGAACTTAAAAGAGTAGGAGTGTTAGATGATAGTTTTGTAGCCGACAGAAGTGTGAGTGCTATGAAAAGAGGAGTTGAGAAACTCGACAAGTTCTTATTCACGTTCTTTGACCTTGCTGAAAAGATAAATAGGGGTTCTGCTTACTATGGTGCTAAGAAGAAGGCTATAGCAAAAGGAATGAGTGAGGTAGAGGCGGTAGATTTTGCAAAACAAATAGTTAGAGACACACAATTCACATTCGGTGCAATAGACACACCACAAATATTACGAAGTGATATAAATAAAACCCTCGGACAGTTTCAATCATTCAATCTAAAACAAGCAGAGTTTCTTGGCGAGATGATAAAGTCTAAAGATGTAGCAGGACTTGTTAGGTTTAGTGCGGGTAGTGTTTTGATGCTTGCTACCATAGGGAAGTTAATTGGCTTAGATTGGAAAGACAACCTCCCATTTTCAGATTTTATTACAGGGGAGCAGAAAATAGCAGATACCCCAGCATTACAAGCACTAACAGGCGCACATCAGATGATATTCGGAGATGAGTACGAGAAGTCTAAGGGTAAAGATAAGTTGGCTAAAACCCTAGTCTTATTAGCACCTGCGGGTTCACAAATTAAAAAGACATTTCAGGGATTAAAAGCAGGACAGCAAGGTTATAGTTCAACCAAATCAGGTGGTGCGAGGTTTTTAGTACCTGAAAATAGAAAGTTACAATCGGCAATATTTGGTCAATATTCTACTCCTGAAGCCAAAGAATACTTCAAAGAAGATAGACGACCACTAAGCGAAAAACAAACTGAGGTACTCAAACAATCTACAGATAAAAAAGCTACCTATCAAGAGATAATGCAGACAAGAGAGAAGAATGCAGAGGAAACAAAGGTAAGAGAAAAGGTTAAAGAGTCAGGTCAGATGCAGGAAACAGATGATAAGTGGATATATTGGGATTCAGATAAGGGTGAGACAGCATCAATCAAAAAGAATCCTGATTTAACACCGCCCGAACTTACAGGTAAGTCAGCATTAGATAAAGAAACACTATCAGACTATCAATCTAAGATATCAAGTAGGATTAACGACATAGTTAAGATGTATGAGTTAAAACTAATCTCTGCAGAAGAAGCAGAAGCAGAAATAGGTAGATTACAGTTCCTTAAAAAAGCAGTACAAAACCTAAATAAGTCTATGACACCCAAAAAGGCTAAGGCAATTAAGCTATCTATACCCAAAGTACAGGGTAAATCATCAAGAAGTGCTCCTAAAATAGCCAAACTAAAGACACCCGATAGTGTCAAATTCAATGTTGGTAACAAATTACCAGCTACAAACTTCAAAGTATCTAAAGCAGATTTAGAAAAACTGCGTACAGGTAACGTATAACCATTTGCATTTCCCATTTTAGTTTATTAGTTGTCAGTTAACCCTGAGTGTGATGCACGCACTCGTTTCAATAAATATTTGTGCAGAAGGGGATTATATGGAAGATCAAAACCTAACTGATGTCCAAGAGGACATTGGAGGGCAACAAGAAGTACCTGAAGAAAATCAGGTCGAGGCAATGCCTACCTCAGATGAAAAATCTACCGAGGAACCGGAAGAAAGCGCACTTCCTGACGAGGTAACAGAGAGAACTCGTAAAGAATTCGAGAAACTGAAAAGCTCTAATAAGGAGTTATCAGAAAAACTCAGAAAATATGAAGGCGAGGAATCTCTCGGGAACGTATTTGATTCTTTGTTCACGCCAAAACCTAAAGAGATGGTTCCGCAAAAGAGCTTATCTCATCTAAATGAGGCGCAAGTCGATAACATCGCTACCAAGTTTATTGATGACGATGGAAACGTTGACATAAATGCACTTAATCAAACGCTGATACAAGCGAATGAGAGAGCAAAAAGAGCAGAACAACAAGCTCAACAGGCAAGGCAAAGCGTAATGCAGGACAGAGAACAGCGAGAAGTAGCTGAGGCACACGCCAAACACCCATGGCTTGACCCTAAAAGCCCAACCTTTGATAGGAAAGGCTTTGAACTCGTAAGAGATAGGATAGTCAGGAATATGGTGGAAGGCAGTCATAAGCCCTTAGTTAATATCGCTGAAGAAGTTATGGAAGTTTATAAACCTGCAACAGATGAATCCGTTAAGGAACAAGCTGTTAAAGAGTTTAAGGACTCACAGGTTAAAAAGGCACAGGCTTCAAGCGTTCAACAAGGTAAAGGTCAACCAAGAGAATATAGTCCTCTATCTGATTTGAAAGATAGAACTCTCCGAGGAGACTTACAAGCCATTGAAGAACGAATAAGCAACGCCACTTCCAAATAATGCTACTGAAAGGTGGTGAATAATATATGGCAATAGGAATGCAAACATACGATCAGGCTGATAAAAGAGAAAGTCTATTATCAATCCTGAAAGATACTTCCCCTTTGGGAGGTAATTGGTTAGTTGGAAATCTCGGTACATCAACAGCACTTCAGCCTCTACACTATTGGACAACGTTCCATTTAGATAGACCTACATCTGTAACGACAGTTGCAGAGGGCGCTGATGCTACGATATCAGATCACACCTCACCGGCTAAATCCTCGAACTACACCGCTATTTTAAGGAGAGTAGTTCAGGTAACAGGCTCAGACCTAGCGGTTGAACCAGCAAATGGTTATGACCCAATGGTATTCCAGAAAAGAGTTGCTCTTTCCCAGCTTAATGCTGACATGGAGTTTGCTCTCTTGAATGGTTCTGGTCCTAGCGCAGGTGCGTCAGGTGTTGCAAGAGGAATGGCAGGAATTGATGCAGTCATTTCCACTAACGTAACTGCAAGGTCATCCGGTACTTCATTCTCCACCACAGAGTTGGAAGATATATTCCAAGAATCATGGGATGAAGTCGGTAGTGAATATGTCGCTGATACCCTCTTAGTTACAATGGGTATAAAGAGAAAGATTAGTGGCTTCACAACCAACATCACTAACTACGTAAGTGATACTGACAAACTTTACAGGAATATTTCTACTTACGAAGCCTCCACAGGAGTCGTAACGATAGTTCCTCATAAAGACATCAGAAACACAGCAGGTACTACCACAGTTTATGCTGTAAAGAAAGATATGTTCAGAATGGCTTTCTTGAAAGGCAGACAACCTAAGTGGGTAGAGATCGCAAAGACAGGTGATGCGGATAAAGGTATGTATATCACAGAGTTAACCCTAGAATCTCTTGGACAGAAACACGCTGTTAAGAGAACTGGGTATGCACAAAATGGTTAATACCTTTTAGTTTTACAAGTCCCTCTGAAATATGGGGGACTTGTTTATATTATGTACGATGAATATGTAACAGTACCAAAATCAGTCGCAGACGGGATAGACCACATTATTGAAATGTCTATCCACACAAGCCCAACAGGTATGGTAGAAACCACCAAGGATTGGGCTATTTTAGTTGAAACATACAAGGTTTGGAAGAAAGTCTATCCTAACCTATATTATGAGTTCAAAAGAAGTATTGATTTGTATCGTAAAGAATACCTATTCAATAAGGGTATAAAAAAAGAGGGTAGTGCAATAATTCAGCACAGGTTAGAAATGCCCGAAACTCTACATAAATGGCTTCAGGTAATATTCCCTAAAATCAAGTATGACAGGAAATTCATAGATAGATTGATGGAAGAATTACCTGAGTTTAGAATGTCTAGATAAAACTATTGACACTCACCACCTCTAAGTGATAAATAGATATAAAATTAAAGAAAGGTTTCCTGACCATGCCCAAAGTAAAACCTATAAGAATTGCCCTCTGCATGATTGTTAAAGATGACAGCGAAGCAGATATTTTTGATAGATGTTTAGATTCTTTCACCCCGTATGTTCAAGGACTGTATGTAGCAGTAACAGGTACATCGGGAGAACATAAAAAGATTCATGAGATAGTTAAAAAGTATAAAGGTAAGTCTATCTCCACAAATCCCGAAACTCACCCACAGATTTACTCCAAGGTAAATGATAAGTGGATATTCACCCATTTTGCGGAAGCAAGAAACGTATCCTTTGGTATGGTAGATGAGGAATATGACTACCTAACATGGGCGGATGTGGATGATGTACTTGCATCAGGTGAGGAACTACAAAAGACAGCAATAATAGCAAGAGAAAAAAAGTATGACTCTGTAATGTTTAACTATCTCTATGCAGTAAGACTAAACGAACAAGGCGAGGTAGAACAGATACTTATAGAACATATGAGGGAAAGACTACTAAAGCCTAACAAGTTTAAGTGGGTATCAAGACTTCATGAGGTATGTGTACCTAAAGATAACAATTTTAAGCCTAAGCAAACATACTATCCCTTTGATCCACAGAAGAATCAACTATGCACATGGATTCATTTAACAACCGAACAAAGGACATCTCAAACTATAGAGAGAAATGCTTTAATACTAAAACTACAGATAGAGGAAGAACAGGGTAAAGACCCAAGAACTAAGTTTTATCTTGCCAAAACTCTATTTGACCTTAACACTCCCGAATCATTAAAGGAAGCACTAACCCTACTTGAAGAATACAGAGAGCAGTCAGGATGGGATGCAGAGAGAGCAAACTCTTGGGAATACACAGGTTTAATATATCAAAAGCAAAATGACAACCTAAAGGCAGTAGAAACCTACCACAATGCTGTTATTGAGTATCCCCTACACATCTTACCTTATCTTAGACTTGCAGATGCCTATAAAAAGGTAGGAAACTTAGAGTTTTCTAACCATTGGTTAAGTTTAGGTATGCAGTTAGAGATACCTAAGAATAACTCAACTATCGGTAATACCTATGAAATTAAACTTTTAGCCGCTACTTTGATGTATCAAAAGGCATTTAGAGAGCAAAACATAAAAGAAATGGTTGAATGGGCGGGTATAAGAGCAAATCTTATGGGTAAAGATGACGGATTATATGGCAATGTGATGTACTCAAAACTCCTAAATGATGCCGCTATGAACGTGTTTAACCTTTCAAAATGGCTAAAAGATAGTGGGTATATCCCAACTATCACAGATATATTAGAAGTATTGCCACAAGAACTTGTAGAACAACCCTATGCCGCATTTATAGCCAACAATGTTTTACCTCCTAAGAAGTGGGGTAAGAAAGAAATTGCCTATATTGCATCCTTTGGTGGTAAACACTTTGAGGAATGGGGACCCGAAAACCTTAAAACAGGAATAGGTGGTAGTGAAACTGCTGTACTAGAACTAACAAGAGAGTGGGCAAAGATGGGATACCAAGTAACAGTTTATTGTGACTGTGGTTCACAAGCTGGAGAACATGGTGGGGTCATATTCAAGCCTTACTACATGATAAATTGGAATGATGAGTTTAACATCCTTATTCTATGGCGTTCCCCACATCTTTTAGACAAGAAACTAAAGGCTAAGAAAATCATAATGGACTTACACGACATTGCCTCTCCCTTTGATTGGTCTAAAGAGAGATGGGAAAGTCTAGGGAAGATATTTGTTAAGTCTAAATACCATCGTAGTAATTTACCCGACATCCCGGATGACAAATTCGTAATAGTCGGGAATGGGATAAGAATATGAGATCTATAAGAGCATTGTATGAGAAAGTCAGGGAAGAAAACCCTGTTTACAGTGATTATGTTTGCTTTTCAATGGCAATAGAGAAAAAGGGCCTCAAAAAGGAAGCAATTTACAGAGCATTTAATAAATTAGTGCCTAAAGATGACTACATAAATGGTAAGAGAGAAATTTTATCTTATCTTACCAGACACTCTCAAAAAAACCCCGAGGACTACCTGTTTGAGAGTAAATTGTCAATTTCAGGCGTTAAAAATTAAGAAAGGGTAAAAGTTATGTCTAAACAAACAACGTGCTTCTGGGGGTCATCTTACGATAGAGGTTTACAGCATTTATTAAAGATATGGCCACAGGTAAAGGAAGAAGTACCCGAAGCAGAATTACACATTTGCTATGGGTGGGATTTATTTGATAAAGCGTACCACGATAATGCTGAAAGACAGGCATGGAAAGAGAAGATAAACGATATGATGAAAGCTCCCGGAATTACACATCATGGGAGAGTTGGGAAAGATGAATTAAAAGAGATTAGACAGAAATGTGGTATATGGGCTTATAGTACACACTTTGATGAAATCCATTGTATTACCGCCCTAGAATGTCAGTTAGATGGTTGTGTTCCCTGTGTAATAGAAAAGGCGGCACTAAGTGAAACTGTTCAATCAGGTGTAAAAGTTCAGGGTGATATCTACGATCCTAAAGTCAGAGAGAAATACAAAGAGGAGTTGATAGCTTTGATGAAAGATACAACAAGATGGCATGGGGAACAGATAAAGGGTATTGAATTTGCCAAGTCTTGTGATTGGTCAGAGGTAGCAAAGGTTTGGAGTAAAGAATTTGAATGAAATATGTATCACTCTTTGCAGGAATTGGAGGATTTGATTTAGCACTAAACAGACTCGGACACAAGTGTGTCTATGCTAACGAATGGGATAAATATGCAGCAGAAATATACAATAAAAACTCACAGTCTATATCCGAGGTCAAGCAAGACGGGGAAGGGGGGAACAGGGCATCTGACAAAGGTAGATCAGACAGCATACGCACTGGATACAGTGAACCAACAGGCAATAGAGTTGATACAAGGGACATCACAACAGTCCCCACAAGTGAAATCCCAGACCACGACCTCTTGGTCGGAGGATTCCCTTGCCAAGCTTTTAGCATTGCTGGAAAACGCAGAGGATTTGATGACACAAGGGGAACTCTTTTCTTTGAAATCGCAAGAATACTTAAAGATAAGAAGCCGAGATATTTCATCCTTGAAAATGTTAAAGGATTGTTATCTCATGACAACGGATTCACTTTCAAAACCATCATCGCCACGCTTACAGAACTGGGGTATGACCTCCAATGGCAAGTGCTTAACAGCAAAGATTTCGGAGTTCCCCAGAATAGGGAAAGAGTGTTCATTGTCGGACATCTTAGAGGAGAACCCAGACCAAAAGTATTTCCTATCACAGAAAGCAACACAGAGTATATTCAACCGGATGCACAAGGGAACTACATTGCACACACCTTACAAACAGGTGATAAACACAGAGGCAGTTACATTCGGACAGACGAGCCGAATACACAAGAAGGAAGGGATAAGCCCAACGATACCAACACCATCAGGAGGACATCATATACCGATGGTATGCGAATCAGACGATTAACCCCAACCGAGTGTGAACGCCTACAAGGATTCCCTGATGGGTGGACTGAGGGGGTGTCGGACACTCAAAGGTATAAATGTTTAGGAAATGCAGTTACGGTTAATGTAGTTTATGAAGTTGCAAGGAGATTATGAATCAAAGAAATAAAACAAAACTAGCAGTTTTAATACCATCACAAAAGCCACTTGATAGGTGGTATCTACTTAATGACGGTTTATTTGGTGCATTAAGAATACTTGCTAACAAATACAACATTAAGGTATTCGGGTATAGTGATGTACCAGCATTTATCAGTAAGGATAAGTTTGCAATACAACTATTTGATAATGCTTCATCTATGAAGTATTGGCTTAGAGGATTTAGCCCAAGATATGTTATAGGTTACGGGGAAACCAAGAGAGGGTGGGATGATGTCATAGAGCAAGACTATTTGCCATCAGAGGATAGTATTTATCGTTTAGGGTTGAATACTCAAGGTTTAGGGGACTTTAGCACTCATATAGAGTATTACGCAACAGACACCGACTATTTCAGACCTATACAAGCAAACAGAGTGTACCCCGCCTTGTTTACGATGCCTATAGCAAACGTGAAACAACTACCACCCGGCTCACTTGCTTTAATATCGGGAAGTGAGCAGTTTGAGGAGGTAGTACAAAGCAATCATTTGGTTGCTACATCAACAAGAACACCACTTGTCTATAGTCAGGCACAGGGGGTTGTTACCAATGATAATGAGGTTGCCCTAGAAGCATTATCCTGCAATACCCCTGTACTAACAACATCTTTAGAACTACAGGGCTTGTGGAAATGTCCCGAAGATGAAATAGGACAAGCCTATTTGCAAATGGTTTTTAGTTTTAATAATAGTGAGATAGACCTACGAAAAGACTTTATTGTAGGCAAGTTTGACCATATTAAGTTAGCTGAAAGGATTGTGAAATGCCTATAGTTTACACAGGTGGCTCCTATGACCTACCGCACAAAGGCCATGTTAGGTTCTTAGAAGCCTGTAGAAAAATAGCTGGTGATGATGGGGAAGTAATAGTATCCCTCAACACCGATGAGTTTATAGAACAATTTAAGGGTAAACCACCTATTATGTCCTATTCCGAGAGGGAAGAAATATTACTTGCATATTGGATGGTTGACGATGTTATAGAAAACACAGGTGGTGCTGATAGTAAGCCCGCAATACTTGAAGTTATGCCTGATTTTATTGTTGTTGGTAGTGATTGGGCTAAGAAAGACTACTACACACAGATGCAGTTTACACAGGAATGGCTTGATAGCAATGGTATAACCCTTGTTTATGTACCATATACCGAGGGTATTAGTACATCTGAGATTAAAAGGAGAATAACAAATGTATGAAGAATATAAAGTGTATAACGCTTGGTGTAATAAATGTCACCATATGGTTCAGGTTAATACTGAAGATAAACCTAAATGTCCTTATTGTGGAAGTGATGTGGATATAAAGGGTACTGCTATTAAAGTTATTACTTCCAACGGGCCATATGCCCCACACCTATGAAACTATCTGCTGTAATAACAAACTACAACCCCGATGAACCTAAGTTATTTGAGTGCTTTAATTCCCTTAAAGATAAGGTAGATGAACTACTTATTATATCTTCAAAACAGAGTTCTCTTGGTGAGAAAATCAATATGGGTTTTAAGATAACTCATGGGGATTTTATTATGATTGTAAACGATGATGCTGTGTGGGAATCGGGTGATCTAAACGAATTATGTGTTCCCGGGTTTATTACTTGTCCACTAATCAACGGACAGGAGATACCCTTCCACGCCCATGTATTCTGTGTTCCTCGATATATCTATGAAGCCACAGGTGGATATGACGAGACCTATGAACAAGCGTACTACGATGATTGGGACTTTTGGAGGAATGTAGAATCCAAAGAATTTGATAAGTTAAGTATCCCATTTGTTAACTTTAACCACCCACCAATAGGTGCTACCACTTTAAGTAAGATTGCAGGAATAAACGATATTAGAGAGAGGAATCGTATTAAGTATTATGAAAAGTGGGGAGCTAACGCCACATTTGGTGCATGAAAGTCTTATACAGATTAACAAGCATTAACAGTATAAACAAGATAAGACCTGTGGAACTAGACAAACAGGGTCTTATAGAACTATGCCTAAACTCATTTATAGAGGGATTTAAGAGTATTAACCCCACTGTTCATTTCATTATAGACAAGCCGACAGTAGAACTTGCAGATGCTTGTGATTCTATCCCTTTTGAACATACTATCGAAACACTACAGACAGATGATTGGAATAGTGGAAATCTTGCAAGTTTTTATAGACAGATAGATTTAGCCAAGGAAGCAGATGACGAAGTGTTCTTTTTAGAAGATGATTATTACTTCCTACCCAATGCCGGTGAGGAAATGGAAAAGGCACTAAGGATATATGATTTTGTATCACCCTACCACCACCCAAGTATTATCCCACTTGGTAGTGTAAAAGATGGTTGGCAGTTAATACCATCTACAACTCTAACATTTGCCACACACCCACAACTTATTACCGATGATTTCAAAAAGTATGGTTGGGCTGATGAGCCAATGTGGAAAGAGATTACAGATAAATATACTTTAGTACAACCTGTACCAAGTTTGGCTACACATATGGAAACACCATATTTAGCAACAAGTGTAGATTGGAGCTTTGTATGACAGTAGCAATTATTATATGTGCGGGAGAAGCAACAAGGTGGCAGAACTATAAAGGTGTTCCTAAACATCTAATTGAGATAAATGGTGAAAAGATTCTTGAAAGAACTGTAAGGCTAATAAACAAATATAGTAAGGCTAAGGTATATGTTGTAGGTAGGGGAAATGACGAGAGATACAAGATTAAAGGCTCTACTTACTACGAAGCCGACCTCAATCCTGATAACTTTGATGCAGACAAGTTTCTATCATCCAAGAAACTATGGAATAAGAATGGTAGAACGATAGTCTTTTATGGGGATTGCTACTTTACTGATGAGGCAGTTAAGACGATTATGGAATACAAGGGTAAGGATTGGGTACTCTTTGCAAGATATGGTGCAAGTCAGTTTACAGGTTGTGAGTGGGGAGAGTGTTTTGCACAGAGTTTTTATCCTAAAGATATAAAAAGACACGAAGATGCTCTTTATACACTTGCGGATATGAAAAGACGTGGGGAAATTGACACTTGTGGTGGTTGGCAACACTACAGGATTATGAATGGTATTAACCCTAAAAACCACGTTAAGGGAGATAACTTTTACGAGATAGATGATTTTACGGATGACTTTGATTATCCGAAGGACTTAGATAGGTGGTATGAATATTTTAATCGAATATCAAACAGAAAAGACTGAATATAGGGCGGGGTATTACCTTTCTAAAGCATTGAAAGAACTAGGTCATAGGGTGCTAAGACAAGGTAAAGAACACCACATTGATATTAACTTTGATTTATACATAGGGTTTGACCCTATTATGGCAAGAAAACAGGCTAATAGGAACTTTTATTGGGAAGTAGATAGTACGAGAAGACAGTTCAAAGAACCAATAGGTGAGTACGATGTGTTGTTTTTAGCGGGTAAGGACTTTAACCACTACCCCGAGGGTGCTAAGTGGCTACCAATGGCTGCTGACCCCGATATACATAGAAACATGGGAGAGCCTGAATACGATTTGGTTAATATAGGTTTAATGGGTGGTGGGGGTGGTTGTTATGGGTATGAAGAAAGACAAAGGTTGTTTGATATTGCACACGATAATGGTTTTACTCTATACAAGAACAACGATATGTATGGAGACGACTACTCTAGGGAAATGAGTAAGGGAAAGTTAATACTAAACAGACCCGGACTTACAGATCTGAATATGAGATTTTTTGAGAGTATGGCGATAGGTTGTATGTTGTGGTATCCGATAGGAGATTACTGTGAGGTTGCAACACCATATATACACTATGTTCCTTTTAGAAACGATGAGGAGTTTCTGGAGAACCTAAAGAAATATACTAAGGATACAAAAGCAAGAAAGCAAATAATTAAGAATGCCCGAGAGCTTATTCTTGCCAAGCATACATACAAACACAGGGCATTGGAGATGTTATCTTACCTATGATATCAGTAATAACACCTACAATAAGACCCGAAGGTCTTGAAATAGTTAGAAAAGCACTTGAAAGACAAACCTATGAGGATTGGGAGTGGCTTATTGGTTCGCCCTTTGACCCCAAGATGGGTAGGTGGGTTAAGGATGACTTTACAGGTGGCTACTGGAGCCTCAACAGGATTTACAACAAGTTAATCAAAGAAGCAAAAGGAGATATTATAGTTTCTATCCAAGATCACACTCTATGTATCCCCGAGGGATTAGAGAAGTTTGCATTTTGGCTTTATAGAGAACCCAACTTTATCATTTCGGGGGTAGGTGATAAGTACGATAAAGTGTACCCTGAATTAGGTAATAAAGTATGGACTGACCCAAGAAAAAGCCTTAGAAACGATTTTAGAGCCTGTAATTTCAACGAAGTAGAAGGAAATTACTGTGCTATGAAGAAATCAGCACTTAAATACATAGGTGGCTTTGATGAGGACTTAGACTTTAAGGGATATGGGATGGATTGGTTTAATGTGTTTGACAGGATGAACAGAGGTAAAAAGTTTGAGTTTTTTATAGATGAAACTAATGAGAGTTTTAGTGAGGTACATGGGAGGGTAAAGGATTGGGAAGAAAACAACCTAATCCACAAAGGTTATGAGGTTAATGACGTTAAATACTTATGATTTCAATACTGTCCGAATATCTAAATCATTTGTCAGATGTAGAGCTTCTATCTCCCGAAGATGAGTTACGATTGGCTAAGGGAATTGAACAAGGAGATAAGGCATCTAAAGATAGACTGATAGAGAGTAATCTTAGACTCGTAGTATCCATTGCCAAAAGATATGCGGGTTATGGCATCCCGTTTTCAGATATTATACAGGCTGGTAATGAAGGCTTAATAAAGGCAAGTGAAAGATATGACTGGCGTAGGGGAGTAAAGTTTTCAACTGTAGCAGAACAGTGGATTACACAGGCTATATCCTCCTATGTATCCCAACAATCAAAGACAATAAGAACACCACCTAATGTGGTTAGGTTGCAGACTAAATACAGACGCTTAATAGATGATATCTATTCAAAAGGAGATGAGATGCCCGATATTAAAACTATATCCGAACTTTTGGATGTGTCAGAGGAATATCTTGAAAGTGTAGTCAGTAGAATGAACAATGTATTATCCCTTGATGATATATGGGGAGATGATTTTAGGTTTGAGGACACTGTTGTAGATGAGGAAGCACAGACATTTGAGGATGCTGTAGATAATATACTAAGAAAGGATTTGCTCGAAGCAGTACAGATGTTAGATGAGAGAAGTAGTTATATCCTAACTAGAAGGTTTGGGTTGGATAATAAACCTATAGAAAGTTTAGAAGATGTTGGCAATGCTATTGGTATATCAAGGGAAAGAGTAAGACAGTTAGAAAGAGATGCTCTAAAAAGACTCAAGAAAAGCCCGTCATCGAGTCACCTTATATCTTATTTGTAAAATTACCCCTGTTTTTTTAGTTGTTAGTTATGCTATCTCCAAACGAGTTGAAGAAAATTGAATTGGAAGAAACCCCTATTGTCACTGTAGATGAGGTAGTGGAGGAGAAGATTCCACAAACATTTATCCACCCCGATATTGATACTAATTATGTTAAGGGAAAGATAGCAGAGATACTGGGCGAGGACCCTAAAGATGTTGAGAAGTACGACATAGAGCTTAGCAAGATACTTGAATATACAAAGAATAAAAAGGCAGAATCACTTGAAGATATCCTGTGGGAAGTAAGATATGTAGCCAACATGCTAGGTACTCCCGGGTATGGAGAATCCCGACTTAAATTTTTATACGAATACATTTACCTATTAGGTGAAAACCAGCAGATAACTAACAAATTAAAGACGATGGAGAGTTTTAATGCCTAAAAGAATTGCAATGACAGATGAAAAGTGGAGTCCACCTTCAATGATTGAGTGGGAAACCTATGGAAAAGTAGGGGATTCTGCAAGTGGTGAAGCATATACAAAGAGTCAGGATGTTCCCGAAACAATGAGAATAAACGATACAGGTACATATATCTACATGGGGTTTGCAATCCCGGGATCACTTGAGGCAGACAACTGCTGGAGAATATGCAGATACGACAATGACGGAAACAGGCTTTGGGCAGATGGGGATGCCCTTTATAACAATGTTTGGGATAACAGAGCCTCATTAAGTTATTCCTAGGAGAATATATGCTTTCAGTAATAATCCCTTCAAGAAACGAGGAATTTCTCGCTAATACTGTAAATGATTTATTTGCTAAGGCTGAGGGAGAGATAGAGATAATTGTTGTCTTAGACGGACACCCGACAGTGCCGGAGGACTTACCCAAAGATGACAGATTAAAAACTATCCTAAGACCTGAAGTTAAAGGTATGAGAAATGCCATTAACTCTGCTGTAGCACAAGCAAAGGGTGAATACATTATGAAGTGTGATGCCCATTGTTGCTTTGATAAAGGCTTTGACGTGAAGATGGTAGCCAATTGTGAGCCTAATTGGGTAATGGTTCCACGAAGATACACCATAGATAAAAGAAAGTGGGACAGAAAAGATGACTACTACGAGTTTCAATACATAGGAAGTCCTGAAGATAAACAATACCCAATGAAGGGTTGTGATTGGCCTGAGTTTGCAAAAAGAGTTGAGGGACAGGAGTTATGCGACTTGATGACCTTTCAAGGTAGTTGCTGGTTTATGCACAAGTCTTGGTTTGATTTTATAGAGGGTGAGGATGAGAAAAACTACGGAACCATGGGCGGAGAAGCACAAGAGATTTGCTTAAAGACGTGGCTTGGTGGTGGGAAGTGTGTTTTGACACGAAAGACTTGGTATGCACACGCCAAAAAGAGAGTTTCTACATACGGATACAAAAAGCCTATGGATGAGTGGATGAAATCAAGAGCTTATGTAAAGAAGTGTTGGATTAACAACAAGTGGCATAAACAAGTAAGAGATTTTAGGTGGTTAATAAATTATTTTAAGCCCGTACCAACGTGGCATTTTAAGGATTCAGTTATGACAAACAGATTTATACAAGAAAGGTTTGGTTTGAACGTGGGTGATAAGTACCCAAGAACGATAAAAGGATTAAACAGGAAAGGGCTTATGGAGTTATTTAGAGACTTGGGATTCACTAGGGGTGCTGAGATAGGTGTGTTTAGAGGTGCTAACGCTAAAAGGATGTATGAGATTATTCCTAATCTTCACATGCTTTTGGTTGACCAATACTCTCACTATGTAGGAGAGAGGGCGCACAACAGAACCCATGATGTAAATGAGGATATGGCACATAAGAAGTTAGATATGTACAACCCCACTTGGATTAGAAAGATAAGTGAGGATGCTTATAGAGAAGTAGAGGATGAATCACTTGATTTTGTCTACATAGATGGAAACCACAAATACGAGTATGTGTTGTTGGATATTATCTTTTGGCTAAGAAAAGTTAAAAAAGGTGGGATTGTATCAGGACACGATTTTTACAATACAGGCGGTAGGTCTAAATGCAACGCCAAACAAGCTGTACTTGATTTCACAAATGCTCTAAAGATTGAGCCTTTGTATCTAACAGATGAGGAAGCTGTAGAGGAAAGGTCAGATAAACACGCTAGTTGGTTTTTCATTAAAGGTTAATGGATTTAAGTATTGTTATACCTGCTAGGAATGAGGAGTTCTTAGGACTAACCATTCAAAATATTTTAGATAACATAGAGGGTAATACCGAAGTTATAGCAGTTCTTGACGGATACGATGTTCCTGTTCCCGACATTCCAAAAGATGAAAGAGTCAGAATCCTAAAGTTTGATGAGTCTATCGGACAAAGGGCGGCAACTAATCGTGCAGTTGAGTTATCAGATGCTAAGTATATCGCTAAAACTGATGCTCATTGTGCCTTTGATAAGGGATTTGATGTGAAGTTAATGGCTAAGATGAAAGATAACTATACGATGGTTCCTGTAATGCGTAATCTACACGCTTTTGATTGGGTATGCCCTAACGGACACAGAAGATATCAAGGACCGAGTGGTGTATGTACTGTATGTGGTGAACCAACTAAAAAGGAAATAATGTGGATAGGTAAAACTAATCCACAGAGTAAGTCTTATAGATTTGATAACACCCTACATTTTCAATACTTTGGGGAATATACTAAACGACCAGAGTATAAAGAAATGTTGGCTAAAGACAATCTCACCGAGACAATGAGTTTACAGGGTAGTTTCTTTATGTGTACAAGAGAAAAGTATTGGGAGTTGAAATTATGTGATGAGGATTTTGGTAGTTGGGGACAGCAAGGAGTAGAGGTAGCGTGTAAGACTTGGTTATCAGGTGGGAGAGTGGTGGTTAATCACGATACTTGGTATGCACATATGTTTAGGACTCAAGGTGGGGATTTCGGATTTCCCTATAAGATATCAGGTAATCAGGTATCCAAGGCTAGAGAGTTTTCAAGGCAATTATTCAAGGAAGGTAAGTTTGAGGGTATCCACGACCTACAATGGTTAATAGATAAGTTTTCACCTGTTCCTGATTGGGAAGTTTCTAAAGGTGTTGTCTATTACTCACTACTAAACAAAGACCCTAAGTTAATGAAGAAGTGTCAGGAGAGTATAACCAAAAACTTTAGTGGGAGAATTATCACAATCACACCAGAACCTACTGAGTTTGGGGATAACATAAAAATGCCTAAAGGGGAAAAGTATATTGATATGTTCAACAGAATCTTACTTGGTTTAGAGGCATTAGATACTGATGTGGTTTTCCTATGTGAAGATGATGTTATTTACAACAAATCTCACTTTGAGTTTACACCACCCCAAAAGGATATTTACTACTACAACTTGAATTGGTGGCAAGTAAGAGCAACAGACGGATATGCAGTTCAATACAAGGCAAGAAGGTTATCTAACCTATGTGCTAATAGAGAGTTATTGCTTCAACACTATAGAAAGCTAGTTAAGGTATGTAAGGAAGGTGGTTTTTCAAGAAAGATAGGGTTTGAACCCGGAACACATAACAGACCTGAAAGAATAGACGATTTTAAGTGTGGGGATTTTAAGAGTAAAGAACCCATACTTGATATTGTCCATCAAAACGCTACTAAGCGTAGATGGGATATTAGTGAGTTTAGGAAGAAACCTAAACATTGGAGAGTTAGTCAGTTTGAAAGGACATTATAGTGGCACTTACAGATAATCTTACAGCTTACTATAAGATGAATGATGATGCCCTTACCACAGACAGTTCTGGTAATGACAACACCTTAACAAATAATGGTTCTGTACCAGACTATTCTGGTGGTTTAATTGATTATTGTGCAGACTTTGGAACTACTAACACCACTAAGTTTTTTAAGATAACAGAGGACTTGGGTGTGAGTAGTGGTGCGTGTTCTTTTCAATGTTGGTTTAAATTAAGAACTGATTTTGCAACAGGCAACGAAACAAGTTATGCGGGTATTCAGACATTTGTCTTCGGTATGACACAGACTACGGATGTCTACTACCACTTAACTTATAGGGCGCAGGGAGACCCGGGTATATGGTTTACAAGAGATGCTTTTAGTGTGGCCACAGTAGAAGCGATAGACCACACAGGGCTTCTTGGAACCTCTAACTGGTATCACATAGTTGGTGTCCACGAAGCCACGGGGTTGATGAAGGTATTTGTTAACGGTTCTAAGACAGAGGGTGGTTCTAATAGTGCTTCTGGAACATCAAATGCCTACGCAACAGAATGTATTATTGGTGGTTTAGGAACTGCTTGGAATAACGCTGGTGAAACCAACTGTGCTAAATGTAAAGCCTATGTTGATGAGGTGGCTTATTGGAGCAGAGCATTAACTGACGCAGAGGTATCTACACTTTACAATAGTGGTGCTGGGTACGAACTATCATTTGAGTCAGCCTCTATATCACCCTCAGTATCTCCTTCAGTAAGTTCTAGTGTATCCCCATCGGCTTCAATTAGTCCTTCAAAAAGTGCGTCAGTATCTCCATCATCTAGTGTATCTCCTAGTGTCAGTGCTTCTGTTTCGCCATCAGTAAGCTCATCAGTTAGTGCAAGTCTAAGCCCATCAATAAGTCCTTCCCCTAGTCCTGATTGGAAAGGATATACAAGAGGAAACTACGCCGTACTTCCAGCAGATGATACAGATTTAGAAAATATATACACAGAAACAGATTACACAAATGCTTCTAGTGATAATAATGTATGGGTAGAGCAACCAGCATCAGGTGAGTATTCAATTCACCAATTCAAAGATTACGTTTCGGTAGGTAATGCAACATTTACTTGGAAAGGGAAGTCTAGTCTAGCACCCACTACATCAGCAGTCTATTTACAAATATACAATCAAAACACAAACGAGTGGGAACAGTTAGATGTAGACAACACGTCAAGTGTAGATACTAATTTTACTTTAACAAGTAGTGTAGCGGATTTAACAAACTATAAAAATGGTGGCGTAGTTAGTTGTAGGGTATATCAAGGAGCATAATGGCATCACCTTTTGAAAGAACATCTGGATCAGGTAATTTCACAGTAGAGTGGACAGGAAGCCACACTATCATCTTAATCGGTGGGGGTGGTGGCGGTGCGGGTGGTGCATCATCTACAAATGGTAGGGGTGGCGGTGGTGGTGGTGGTGGTGGTTGTTGTATTAAGACAGTATCACTTACACAAGGACAAAGCTATGCCTATTCAGTAGGAACTGCTGGGACAGCGGGTGCAGTAAATGGAGATGGTGGTGCTGGTGGAAATACTACTTTAACGATTGGTGGAAATGTAATAACCGGAGGTGGGGGTGGTGGTGGTAGAGCGCCTACAGTTTATACAGGTGGTGCTGGTGGGACTTGCGCGTATGGTGATACCCACAACACAGGTGGAACAGGCGGAACAGGAACAGCAGGAGATTCAGCAGGTGGTGGTTCGGCAGCAGGTACTACAGCAGGTGGAAACAACGGAAGTGTACCTACAGGTGGTGCAGCAGTTTCTTTATATGGTGGTAAGGGTGGGGATGGTTCAACAGGAAACAATGTTACAGGTTTAGCAGGTGAAACTTATGGTGGTGGTGGAGGTGGTGGAACAGGTAAGACAGGTATAGGTGGTGCTGGATATGCTGGGTATATAAGAATCGAATGGACCGAGCCAGTTCCATCAGCATCTCTATCTCCATCAGTTTCACCATCAGTAAGTGCAAGTGTTTCACCATCGGTTAGTCCAAGTGCTTCAATTTCACCAAGCATTTCTTCTAGTGTATCTCCGTCTGCTAGTATCAGCCCGTCTATATCCCCTAGCCCTGAATTAACTACAGCTACTTATTATTTTGATGGTAGCGATGAAGCGGCAAGTGACCCTGATAATAACTGGGATAATGAAACAAATGCTGATGATGGAAGTACATCAACCTTCGCCTATGCTCGTTATTCAGGATCAGCGTCTTCAAACTACATAAAAATTCAAGGAACAAGTGCCACACCTCCTGAAGGAACAATATCTTCCATAAGAGCTAGATTATATTATAACTGGACTGACTCGTTTGGCTCTGGTTCTGTTTATGCAAACATATACACAGATGGGGAAAGTGAGACATTGTGTAATCTAACTCCTGCGAATGTTAATGATTCAGTGGGGTGGTCGGATTGGTTTAGTGTCTCTACCCCAGATGGTGGGTGGACATGGACTAAAGTTCAGGCTTTAGAGACAAGGTTGTGGAACACGTCTAATGCTACTCTGGGGTCTGGGGCTAAGTTTTACAGAATAGAAATAGAAGTAAGCTATAGTGCAACTGTACCATCAGCATCGCTATCTCCTAGTATTTCTCCATCAGTATCCCCATCTGTTTCAGCAAGTAAATCAGCTTCTTTATCGCCTAGTGCATCAGTTAGTCCGTCTGTCTCACCTTCTACCAGCGCTTCAGTAAGCCCTTCTGCGTCAGTTAGTCCTAGCGTATCTGCATCTGTATCAGCATCACAAAGCCCAAGTTCAAGTGTATCTCCATCGGTAAGTGCTTCAAAAAGTGCATCAATCTCCCCATCAGCTTCGGTATCACCTAGCATAAGTCCGTCAATATCTAAGTCTATAAGTAAATCAATAAGTGCTTCTGTTTCCCCATCATCAAGCGTAAGCCCATCTATTTCAAAAAGTATAAGTCCGTCACTTAGTGCTTCAGTAAGTCCTAGCACAAGCCCTAGTGTAAGTCCTTCAGTCAGTAGTAGTTTATCGCCAAGTGCTAGTGTATCGCCTAGTGTATCACCAAGTATAAGCCCTTCGGCAGTAAACTTTACCCTTTATACAGATATGTGGGGTATAACAGCAGGAACAAGCGCAAGTGTATCACCTAGCACATCACCTTCAATATCAGCATCGGTATCCCCATCGGCTAGTATTTCACCAAGTATTTCTAAATCTATATCAGCGTCTGTATCTCCTAGTGCCTCACTATCTCCAAGCGTGAGTTCTAGTAAATCAGCGTCTATCTCACCATCAGCGAGTTTAAGTTCTTCTATAAGTAAATCTATTAGTGCAAGTGTTTCTCCTTCGTCATCAGTAAGTCCTAGCGAGAGTCCAAGTACCTCGGCATCTCTAAGCCCTTCGGCTAGTATTAGCCCCAGTATAAGTTCAAGTAAGTCGGCAAGTTTATCACCATCAGCAAGTGTTAGCCCTAGTGTATCTGCCTCTGAATCTGCGAGTTTATCACCTTCCGCTAGTGTGTCACCGAGTATCTCGGCATCAGAGTCAGCCAGCCCCAGTCCCTCTGCCTCAGAGAGTCCGAGTATAAGTGCAAGTAAGTCAGCAAGTATCTCACCATCTGCTTCTATTAGTCCAAGCGTTTCTGCCTCAAAGTCTGCGAGTATATCTCCAAGTGCGAGTCTATCTCCTAGCATTTCAAAGTCTATATCAGCTAGTGTAAGTCCAAGCGCATCGGAGTCACCGAGTGTTAGTCCAAGTGTAAGTGCATCAGTTTCTAAATCTATAAGTCCAAGTCCAAGTCCGGGGAGTGCTTCATTAAGCCCATCAATAAGCCCATCTGTTAGTAAATCAGAATCAGCATCACTATCGCCAAGTGCGTCAGTCAGCCCAAGCGAAAGCCCTAGTAAGTCAGCATCAATCTCACCTAGTGCTAGTATCAGTCCCTCTATTTCAAAAAGTGTTAGTGCGTCTATCAGCCCATCTGCATCAGAAAGCCCAAGCGTATCTCCTAGCGTATCACCATCGGTTAGTCCTAGCCCATCGCCTGTTGAATCGGCATCTTTATCACCATCGCTTTCACCATCTGCTTCTATATCTCCCAGCATTAGCAAGAGTATATCTGCATCAATTAGTCCTTCGGCATCAGAATCACCATCTTTATCTGCATCTGTATCTCCTTCAAAGAGTGCTAGTGAGTCACCAAGCCTGTCCCCATCGGCAAGTAAGTCGTCAAGCGAATCACCATCAAAGAGTGCGAGTATCTCACCAAGTGCTTCTTTAAGCCCAAGTATATCAAAGAGTATCTCGGCTTCGGTTAGCCCATCAGCGTCAGTAAGTCCAAGCCCTTCGGCTAGTGTAAGTGCTTCGGTTAGCCCATCTCTATCTCCGTCAGCATCATTATCAGCTAGTGTTTCACCTAGTTTATCCCCATCGGCTAGTCTATCAGCATCGGTATCTCCAAGCCCATCACCACCTGTAGGATATAGCAGAATATTTATCTTAAACAGAGGTAGATATGCTATGTGGGTGTCAGGGAATAAATACATAGAGTTGTAGTTGATAATTCCCCTTCATTTTTTTAGTTATTAAGTATGCGTAATACTCTTGAAGATATTCTAAAAAGAATCGGAGGCTATGTAGATCAGGAAGTTGAAACACCAACAAGCTCTGATTTAACAGCAAGAACCGACTACGTTAATCGTGCTTTATTTGAGTGGGCAAACGCCTACGATTGGGATAATCTAAACCAAACATATAACTTTACTATATCAGCAACGTCAACAATATCTTTAGGACTACCAACCAATTTCAAAAAACCAATGAGTGCTTTGTATGATTATGTATCAAACCCGCCTACAGAATATCCTATTGTTCCTAAAGATGAGAGATTTACATATCAACTAAACGAAAAATATGCTTACTTAGACGGCAATGATTCAGATGGATTTTGTTTAATTGTTCCTAAAGGCTTATCTTCGGGCGCTTCAATAGTAATGGATATTCAAGTGTATCCGTCAACATTAGCATCATTATCGCAATACGCACAGATTTCAAATACTGATTATTTAGTTCAACGTGCTATATCCCTTGTACTAGAAGCAAGAGGGGACTCAAGATTTCCTGTAGCAAGGGCAGAGGCGGAGAGGATTTTGGCTAATATGATAGAGGTTCAAAATGCCAAGAACATTGGTGTAAATAACCAAATTCCAATGCCAAAGTCCTTCATTATCGGGGAAGATTGAGATGGCAATACTAAATACTAAAATCCCAGAATATAAACCTCAAAAAGACTTAGAGATAGACTACACAGACTTTAGTGGTGGTCTTAACTCTATTTTTAGACCTACAGAACTCAAACCATCAGAGTTAGCAGAAGCCCAAAACCTTATGCTTACAGGTAAGGGCGTGCCTACAGGTAGGTGGGGTTCACAAGAATACTTTGATGCAGGTTCGGGTTGGATAAGACTTTTACACGACTATAATCAGAGTTCAGCAAATGATTTACTAGCACTAACAGACACGGGATATCTTGTTAAAAAGAGTGGTACTTCCTATGCAGTTATCACAGGTGCCTCCTTTCCATCAGGTTACAATGCACAGGCAGAACAACTAGGTGGAAACCTTTATATTACACAGGCAGAACAGACATTTATGAAATATGATGGTACTAACCTTTTACCATACGCAACCCTACCATCCCCAACAGGTGTAACAGCAACAATGATATCGGGTGCTTCGGGTGTAACTACGTGGTCTTGGAGAATAACAGCCCTATCACAAGTTGGTGAAACACTTGGTTCTACAGCAATAACTTTAGATAACATGGCTCTTGACCTTAAAGATACAGGAACAAATGTTCTGTTGTCTTGGAACACAGTTTCCGGCCCAAGTGGAACATTAAAGGGATATTCAGTCTACAGAGGTTTACAGGGTGATGAAACTTATATAGGTGGTACTGGTCCAACAGAAACATCTTTCTATGACTATGGCACACCACAATCAGATATTATGTTCCCACCTTTATCAGATACCACAGGTGGTCCTAAGGCTAAATATGTCTTAAAGTTTGATGATAGGTTAGTCTTGGCAGGAATAGACGGAGATCCCTCACTTGTTTTAATATCAGGTAGATATCCTTATCAGGACAGGTTTAATTGGACTGATGGTGGGGGATACATAAGAATAAACCCCGATGGTGGTGATGAAATAACAGGGCTTGGGATATCAGGTTCTCAAACTCAAGGTGGAACAACACCTGCCTCTATTCTTATATTCATGCAGAATAGTGTTCACCAGCTAGTTTTGAAATCTTTAACGCTTGGAAACTATATTTTACTAGACCCACAAGCACAGATGTTAGCACCTACAGGTTGCTCATCTGCCGATACTATAGTGGGGGTTGATAACAACACCTTTTACTTTGGTAGGAAGGGATTATTTACTGTAGGTAGTGAGGCGGCATACCTTAATCAAATTAGAACTAAAGAGATATCCGCAAGGATTAGACCCTACATTAAGGCATTGACTAAAAATGACTTTGACCACGCTACAGCAGCATATATTGACTACAAATACTTATTATCGTTCCCGGATAGAAAAGAAACAATGATGTATGACTTTGAAAGAGCCTGTTATATGGGTCCTTGGAATACTCCTTGGGGATTAACCAAGTGGACTAAATATACAGATAGTGCGGGAACAGAGAATTGGTGTGCTGGTACTACACAAGGTGATGTTAAGGTATTTGGGGAAGCGTATAAAAACGACTGTGGGACTACAATAGCAAAATCACTAAAGACTAAAAAGGAAGCGTTCAAGAACTGGAATGTTATGAAGGTTATCAAATCCATATACTTCTTATTCAAGAATGTATCAGGACCGCTAGATGTAAATATTATATTAGAAGATAGAAGCGGCACTGCATCTACTGCTAAGAGTTTTGAAATATCAGGTGTAGGAAGTAGTGGTGTAGCAGGTTGGGGAACAGATACTTGGGGAAGTAGTTTGTGGGGAAGTTCTATAGCTAAAGTTATGGTTGCATCAGAGGAAATAATCAGATGGTCACAACTTTACAAAACTGCAAGAACAATACAGGTAGAGGTTAAATCAACAGACGCTACATCAAATTGGGAGTTTTTAGGTGTAAGAGCAACCGCACAACCTATGAGTGAGGGAAGTTTATCAAGTTCAACAAGGGTTTGATATTTAGCCTTTGTTTTTTTAGTTATTAACTATGCCATCAGCATCATTATCGCCATCAATAAGTCCTAGTTTAAGTCCATCAGCGAGTCTATCGCCTTCGGCTTCAGTAAGTCCGTCAGCTTCTATTAGTCCATCACCATCTATAGGTGATACAGTAGGAGTTTATAGTACACCTACACAAAATGCTCTACAAAAGCAACTAGGTTCAACTCTAGCGGCAAGTGCCACTACAATGGTACTAAATGAGGACATTTCAGCATATTTGAATAATGTATCAGAGGACAGTCCTTGTGTATGTGTTGTAGATAGGATTGATTCTAATGGTAATTTAACCCCTACTAAAAGGGAATACATAGTATTTACAGGTGCTTCGGGTACAAGTTTAACAGGTTTAACGAGAAATGCCGATGACTCCGGAACAGATCAAGAACACTCCGTAGGAGCAATAGTAGAGTTTGTTGTTGATGTACTGTGGGCAAAATCAGTAAAAGATTACCTAATGGCAGGTTCGGGTAGTGTTACCACATATACACCTGCTGCAAGTGCTACTCAAAATATTAACGCCGCATCAACTAAAATACACCAAATTACAATGCCCGCAGGAAACATAACTATAACAGTTTCTAATGAACAGGTGGGACAGATGTTTATGATAGAGATTATTCAGGACTCTGTGGGTTCAAGAACAGTAACTTGGTTTTCAACTATTAAATGGGCTGATGGTACAACACCTACTTTAACAACCACAGCAAGTAAAAAAGATTCCTTTATTTTTAGAGTAACAGGTACAGATACTTATGACGGATATGTTGTTGGACAAAATATATGAAAACATACCTAATATTTCACATAGTCGGCTACGACAAGAAAGACCAACTAGGCAACCTTGAAGAAAAGGCTGTTATCCGTTTAATTGATTCCACTTACGAATCTGCTCTAAAAAGAGCAAAAAAGATTATAGAGAAACCCTTTTGGCTTCTAGCGGAGGTAGTGGAGTATCAGGAGGGTAAGTAATGAACTTCCCCGCAGGTGTAATTTACATTTGGACAGGAAACCACGCAGACATTCCTACAGGTTGGGAACGAGAAACTACACTTGATGGGTTATATCCTAAAGGTACTGCTAATGCCACAGACCCCAATGATACGGGTGGGGCTGCCACACACGAACATACCGGTACAACACACTCCCACGCAGATAGTCACGTACACTCGTTAACAATGAGTACTGTTGCGGGTGGTAGTACAAATGCAACTGGTTCTGGTTCTGCTTTGGCAGTAAGTACACATAGACATACAACTACATTTGATACCAGTGCTGTTGTTGGTGGTGGTTTGTCGGAGGTGGCTTGTACCTATGCAGCAATTTCAAACGATCCACCCTACTACTCAGTTATTTTTATTAAGCCTACCACTTCAAAATCAAACTTGCCTAATCTAGGGGTTTATTTATATGAAGATACTGACTCAAAAACAGGACATTATGTTTGTGATGGCAACAACTCAACACCAAATTTAGTAGATAAATATCTAAAGGGTGCTGGAACTGGTGCTAATGCGGGAACTACTGGTGGTTCTGTTACTAACGTTCACGATTTAACTCACACACATACAGTAGCATCGCACACACATACTAGAACAAGCCCTGCCGCGGAAAGACTTGGTTCCAACGAGGCAGGCGCTACTAATTGGGCGGGTTCCCACACACACGCCATAACAACTGGTTCTCAAACAGCAACAATATCGGCTACAGAACCAGAACTCACAACAACAGAGACAGTGGAACCAGCATATACAAAGCTTTTGACTATACAAAATCGCACAGGTCACGGGGATGTTAGGGTTGGAATGATTGGTATGTGGCTTGGAACTCTTGCAAATATCCCAGCAAACTATGAACTTACGACCACAGATATGAAGGGCAGACATTTGAAGTCGACTGCAACTTCTGGTGATATAGCCGATACTGGTGGTGCAAACACACACACACACGCAAGTCAGAATCACACACATACGGCAAGTGGGACTCACACACATACTTGCGCCAACGCATCCCATTCCGGTGCGACTAATAGTAATGAGGATTCTGGTACAAGTTACAATGCAGTGTCTATGGACTCATATCACACAGTGGCAGTAGGAAGTGGTACATCAACCTACGCCAATGCGTCAACAGAGGGAGATTCTCAATCCAACGAACCAGAATATAGAACAGTAGCGTTTATTAAATTAAAGAGTGTAGTACAGGGTGGGGCTGCCATGATGACTATGCTCGGTAGTTATTTCCCAAGAATATGACAGAAACTAATGGGGGTAAAGTCACCCAAAAAGACTTATACGAGAATATAAATGCCCTTAGAAGTGAGATGAAACAGGAATTTCACGATATAAGAGAGTGTTTTGTCACAAAAGATGAGTTTGAACCTATAAAAAGATTTGTTAATGGGGCCACAGGAATAATCACCTTAATACTTATAGGTGTTCTTGGTGTAGTTATTGCAAGTGTTATTCCCGGGTTTCGTTTATGAATATAGTTTGGAAAGGAAGTCCAAATAAAGATGGTCAAGAATATCGTAAAACTATTGATAGGGTTGTTTTGCATTGGTTTGGTATTGGGGATATTGAGTCTGCTAACTCTCGTTTTCTTAACCCGAATGCTCGCGTATCTGCTCATTATGGTATTTCAGATGTTCTGGTATATCAGTGGGTAAAAGAAAATGAGGTGGCGTGGCACGCAGGAAACTATCCGATGAACCAAAGAAGTATCGGTATAGAACACGATGCTACAACTATTAAAAATGCCACAGAGAAAACTTATCAGACAGCAGGACAATTATTAAGAGAGGTGTGTGAGAGATACAACATACCCTTAGATAGAGAACATATTATTAAACATTCCGAAGTATCCGCAACGCAATGTCCCGGAACTTTAGATGTAGATAAAATTATAGCCATTGCGAAAGGAGATTCTATGAGTCTAACAGAAGATATAGGAACAGAAGTAGAGGAACAATTCAAGCTAAAAGAAATTGCTAGATACAATAAGTATTGGTCGTATGAGGAACTAATAAACGACTGGGTAAAACTTTATAGTGAGAACGTTTATAACGAGGCCGAGAAAGAAAAGTATAAATCAGAGTCACGCGCCCTGAGACAACAGGTAGAAGCTTTGTCAGAACTTGTGTCCGATCTAAATACCGATATAGCAGAACAAGATAAAAAGATAAGTGCTTTAAGTTTTGACCTATCACAATTACAAGATACAGTATCTACCATTTCAAATGAAAAGATAGAACTATCCAACCAAAATAAAGCATTACAACTAAGGGTCGAAAGTTTGGATAAAGAAAACAAAGATTTATACGCCAAGATATCAGCGTCAAACCCAATAGAGAAATACACAGTTAAAGAACTTATTGTAGAAATAGTTGACAGATTCTTCAAAAGGGGGTGAATCCTAATGAGTAAAGATTTTATTGAGGCCTTAAAAGAGCTATTAAGAGTAGTTGTTTTGGCGGTACTCCCAATCCTCATTGATTCACTATCCTCGGGACAGTTTAGTTTTAGAGTATTGGCAGTAGCAGGTGCAATAGCAGGTCTTAGATTCATAGACAAACTTTTGCACTTAAATGCACCAGAGGGTGAGGCAGGAGGACTTACACAGTTTTAATTGGTTTTCCTGTATCCCTGAAAAACTCGGATAAGTTCAGCAGGATTGCTTGCAAATAAAGGGGTAGGAATAGCAAGTAATAATATTTAGTTGGTGGGAATGTTGTTATATCAGCGTTCCCACTATCTATTTAGCACTCGAAAGAAGTGATTGACAACTCATTAAAATTGGTGTAAATTACTTTTTAGAAATTAAATCCTGACCATGAAACCTAAGAAAAAGGAAAGGTATTTGATAATCTCTGATTTACATATACCTGACCAAGACATTAAAACATTACAGTTAGTCTTAAAGTTCATAACGTTTTATGCACCCGACTACCTTGACCTTTTGGGAGACCTTGTAAACTTTACTAAAATATCCAAGTACGACCAAGACCCATATTACGAAAATACCCTTGCAGACGAAGTGTGGGCTACTAGATATGCCTTAGATGATATTGTGAAAGCCGCTAAAAAGGGAAACCCTAATGTTGAAATAGCCTATTTTGAGGGTAATCATGAACAAAGAATGCAGAAGTATTTAGGTCGTAATGCTCAACAACTAGCAGGACTCACAACAGATGATGAATACTTAGTATCAGTACCACACATTTTTGAATTAAAGAAGAAGGGTATTAAGTGGGTTCCTGCACACAGAATAGTTCAAAGACATGGGGTATCGTTTTTCCATGGACAGACAGTTAGGGTTAAGAGTGGCTTTTCTGCCCATGCTAATATAGATAAGTTTGGTACATCCGGGTTTACAGGTCATAGCCACAGACTTGCTCATGTAACAAGAACACAAAGTGGTAACACAAAGTTTTGGATAGAAACAGGTTGTCTTTGTAACCAAACACCCACACCAGTATATGCTGTATCTCCCGACTGGACACAAGGATTTGCTGTAGCAGAATATGATTTTGAAACTCATCAGTTTTATCCACAGATAATCCCAATAGTTAATCGGTCTTTTATGTATAACAACACCCTGTTCAAATAAGGGTGACACCCCTGCTCGAACTCCTCTCAGAAATGAGGGGAGTTTTTTGTTTGCATTTACTATTTCACTTTTACATAGGTTACTAAAGCACGTTAAAAACCTATGAGGAGGTGAGATATGTGGTCATACAGAGTTGTATTTGTCCACCGCCAAACCGCAGAGGAAAAGGTAATCAGGGGTTCTGAATACCCTACCAGAGAGGAGGCGCAATGGATGATGGCGTGTTGGTTAAAGGCTGCGTTACCAGCACACTATCTATACCAAGTCGTTGAGGCCGAGGTGTTTTACATCACGTTAGACGAGGTGTGAGATGTCCTACAAGGATGAGGTAAGGGAAAGGGACAAGGTTTGTCAACATTGCGGCACTACTGGAAGTCGTCATAACCGCCTTCAAGTTCATCACATAATCTTCAAATGCAGAGGTGGCCCGTCAATCCCCAGTAATTGTATTCTACTTTGTGAAAACTGCCACAGAGCAATTCACGTTGCAGACCCATATACTGGTGGCCATAAAAAGAAACATAAGAGACGGAGGAAGAAATGGAGACGTTGGTAATCTTTTACTCAACTGTCGAGGCCCGTCTCGGAGAAGATGTTTTCTACTTCACAGGAGTCGGGTCAAACGTAGATGATGCACACAAGAGAGCTATTCAAAACATGAAAGATGATGAGTACCTTAAATGTGTTCACTACGAAATATCAAGAATCTGTTATGGAGTTCTATAGGAGGTGTGACATGGTACAAAAAACTCTAAACATCACCAATCAGGAACTCTTGGATGAACTGTCCCATCGGGGATACTTCGCTTCCAAAGTTCCACCTCAAGTAACAGGGAAAACCTTTGAACCTGACGTGAAAAGACTGTCGGGTGATAAGTACCGCTTCGCTGTTATTTCCTGCACCCAGCTCGGATCAAAATACCAGCAACTCTCCCATCTTTACACATTCTATTCCATCTGCAAGAGACGTGGAATCAGGGTTGTGTTGCATTGTGGAGACCTAGTTGATGGTGAAAAGGTTTATCGGGGTCAGGAGTATGAGTTGTTCGTACATGGGGCAGATGCACAAAGGGATTATGTGGTTGAGAACTATCCTAAAATCGAGGGTATCTCAACAAAAGTGATCCTCGGAAATCACGATGAGTCATTCTACAAAACCGCAGGATACAACATCGTGAAAGCAGTTTGCTCTAAACGTGAGGATATGGAATACGTTGGGGACTACTACGCTACCGCTAAGATTGACGGAATCAAGGTTGCATTGATGCACGGAGCCGGCGGTGTTGCATATGCACGTTCATACAAGTTGCAGAAAATCGTTGAACAACTTGCACCAGAACAGAAACCTCATATGTTGTTTGTTGGTCACTGGCACATTCAAGCCCACATTCCTGCATACCGAAACGTTGAAGCATTTAGCATGGGTTGTTTCCAATCCCAAACTCCTTTTCTCACCCGACTCGGATTATTTCCGAACATAGGTGGAGTCATCTTGGAAGTAGTAACTGATGAAACCGGAATTAAGTCAATTAAGACCGAGTGGATTCCGTTCTACGTTCCAAAAGTAAATGACTTCTAAGTATTTACGCCCTAGGCGAGTATATCTCAATTAGGGCGTATTTTTATGGTTAGTTCCCGGTTAGTATACAAAAGTGTATACTTTACGTTAACGTGTTTATCTAACTCGTAACCCTCAACATATTCCTTTATATCTTTTATGATATCATCGGGTTGGGCGTTACTTCTTATTAAGGGGTGTCTTATTATTGCTTTTTGTAAATCCTTTGTAGTTAAATGCTCATAGTGTGATGTTTGAGTAATGCTGTGTCCCATAAGTTTTGCTATTTTGTGTATATTTACATCAGCCTCTAGCAATGAAGTTGCATAGGAATGTCTGAAAGAGTAGGGGGTAATATGGGGTCTATCAATACCTAGTATTTCCATTCTCTTTTTGAAGTTATGATAGTAACTCTTATCGCTCAATACCTCTCCTTTCCTTGTAATGAATAGGTATTCACTATCTATTGTATTAAGGTATATTTTTATTGTATCAACAAGGTTTGGGGGGATTGGTACAAATCTTGGTACACCCGTTTTAGTATGTTCTATACTGAATACATTTCTTCCCCAATCTATCTGATTACGCTTAATTGTACATATCTCCTGTGGTCTACATCCTGTGAAGGCTAAAAGAGAAAAAAGCAGTGAGTATTTATCCCAAGAGTCCTTATCCATTCCGGTGGGGCAGGGTAGTGTAATTATTTGTAGTATTTCATCATCAGAGAAAGTTCCTTTAATTGCATACTCAGACTTATAGTGTTTATAATTGCGAAGCTCATAAGAGTAATTTTTGTATTGTGAATATAGTCTTATAGTATCTATGTACGCGTTGAGAGTTGTGTGTCTCGATCCTTCCTTAATCTTTTCGAGTATAAATCCCTCTACATATTCAACAGTCCATTCATGCAATTCTCTCCCCAACACCTCTAAGCGAATTAGGTGTTTTTTTATGGTTGAGGCAGTTCTACCTTTTGTAAGCAGCCAATCCTCAAATGACATTTTGTTGTAAGGGCGGGTTAAAAACCAGTATAGGATATCGCAGAAAATACTTGTTGACAAGTCTTGTAATTTTTGGTACTCTTTAAGTAATAGGTTACTCGACCTCTTTTTTAGTCGCTTGAGTGAACGAATGTGGGTTCGACTCCCACCCTCCCCACCAAGCTGAATATAAACGAAAAAAGACTTCGAGCAATCGGAGTCTTTTTATGATTAACAGCATATTAACACAAAACAAACGCAAACTCAACTTAGAGAGAGATGCAGTTATATTCCAATTAAGACTCCAAGGACTTACATACCAAAAGATTGCTGATATGTTCAAACCTCCGGTCACAAGACAGGCGGTACATATAGCAATCAAAAGGTATTTAAGAAGAAAGGAGAAAACAAAAGCAGACGCACAAACGTCTGCCTAAGTATTTATTTCCTATAGGAGAATCAACATGAGAACTATAGCACAAGAACTAACAAACTACAAGAGGGGAACAATAAGAGGCTTTTCCCGTTTTGTAGAATCCGGGCTAGTCACACCCAAAGAGGTGGAGTTTATAGCCAACGGAGCAATGATAGATTTCTTAGATCAGATTCTAAGAAGCAACAAGTATCAAGTTAAAAAGGACAAATAATGAACCTAAAAGAACTAACAAAACAAATACCTTACAAGTGGAGAAAAGGTCCGGGCAGTACCCAACTTGCTTACATAGATGCAAGAGATGTTATGGACTTACTTGATGAGGTTGCTGGACAAAATAACTGGCAAACCGACTACAAGATACTTGGAGACAAAATCTACTGCGGTATCGGGATATTCGTAGATGATAAGTGGGTATGGAAGTGGGATATGGGAACAGAGTCAGACTTTGAAGCTGAAAAAGGTGAGGCATCTGACGCTTTCAAAAGAGCAGGTGTGAAGTGGGGTATAGGAAGATTTTTATACGATATAGACCCAAACAAGCCTACATTCAGTCAGGTAAAAAGTTCTGCCAAAAAGGAGATTAAAAAGATGACAGAAGATTTAGATGATCTTGTATTAACAGATGAAATGTTGGGGGCTGATAGCACACAAGATGCCACATACTGCCCTGTTTGTGGTGGTCATATAAGTCAAAGGGAGGTTGAGTATTGTAAATCCAAGAATCTCCCGGTTGCTTGTTACGACTGCCAAAAAGGTACAAAGCTAATAAGCCAAAAACCCGCATTAGATAAAGTTTATGCGAGTGAGAGGAAATCCAAGTGAGGTTTTTAGAAGCGTAACCCGAGCATAGACCCTTAGTGGTCTATGGGTGGGGCTGGTGGTCCTTACTGGCCCTTACCCACAGGTCACTAAAGTATTTAGGAGAGAAGCTACTACTGCACAAATGCCTAATAATGGATTTATAAAACTGCATAGAACACTACTTGACTGGGAGTGGTATCAAGACTCAAACGTAGTAAGAGTGTTCTTACACCTCCTATTAAGAGCAAATCACACAGATCAGAAGTGGCAGGGTAATTTAATTAAACGTGGAGAACTCATTACAAGCTACGAACATCTATCCCAAGAAATAGGCGATTTATCAATAATGCAGGTAAGAACTGCTTTAGACAAGCTAAAATTAACAGGCGAGATAACAAGCCAATCTAACAACCTTTTTACTGTAATAACAATAAAAAACTATGGTACATATCAAGACGTTAACAAGCCAGTTAACAAACGGATAACAAACGGACAACAAACGGATAACAAACGGATAACAACAAACAAGAATGATAAGAATGTAAAGAATGATAAGAATGAAAAGAATATAGATGTTTCACATATAAAAATTCAAGAGGGAATGAAATCCTTAAAAGAGAGTTTAGTTCAGAAAGGAATACTCCATGAAGCTATCTGATATAGAACAAATGTTTCTAAATTCAAGTGATGAATCTTGTAAGAGATTTCTTAGGAGGAACATAAGACAACTTGCTAAAAGAAATTTACTTGGTAGGTTCTACAAGCTATATGCTCAAAAGAACCACAAAATCCCAGATGAAATAATAGTTAAAGAAGAAGATCCGTATCAATTTATGTTTGAACCATTAAAAGGAGGTGATTTAGATGAAAATTAAACTGCCAAAGATAGAGAAGGCAACCAAGAGGAAGTTAATCCTCTCAGCCATATTCTTCATCGGTTTCCTGACCATGATTCCCTATGTCGCTGTTAAGGTTGCCCTCTGGTTTGATGATAACAAGCTGTCAATTAAAAGTCCAATTGTTGTTACTAGGCAGAAAGTATGGAATGTAGAGCCTAGAGTTGCACAGGTAATATCCCCGATTGTAGTTATTGATTATCCGGAAGAAGTAGATACAGATATTGAGAAATACATCTGTGAGAAGTTTGGGCTTATGGACTGCAAAATGGCTTTGGCTGTTGCAAAGGCTGAAAGCGGTATGAACTGCAATGCTGTAAATATTAACAGCAATGGTACAGCAGACCTTTCAATATTTCAGCTTAACACTACTCATCTTAAAAAAGGCGGTGAGTGGACACTTGCAAATATGTCCGATTGCTATAAAAATGTTGACCTTGCCCACCAACTATGGACAGAGCAGGGTTGGAATCCTTGGGTTGCATACCTAAATGGATCGTATCTCGCTAAGTATTAAGCGAGGCGGAGGAGAGAGTACAAACTTATTTAATTTTAGGAGGTAATTATGACAAGAACACTAGAAGTAAGTGACGAAACTTACGAGTTAATAAAAGACCAAATAGGTCTGGACGAAATTATGGAAGTAGATAGTTTAGAGGATTTTGTAGGTAAGAAATTGTTTATTAGAACAGTTACTTATCACATGGTTGGTGAGGTTACTAAGTTAATGGGAAAGTTCTTTCAACTTAAAAATTCATCTTGGGTAGCAGATAGTGGGAGGTTTAT